TTTTAAAAACACCATTACATATATTTACATCAAATTCCTATATATTATAAAAACGCTATATTTTCAACTTTGAAACAATTGGTTTTACATCGTTTTACAGAGGTTTACGACATTTTTGCCCCTTTTTTGCCCCTTCTCTTTCCATCTCATACATTCTTACTGAATGCAGCACGAGATCCCGATACTTCCAGGTTGATACTAGGTATTCAATAACCTCTTGGTCCTCTATCTTGCATTCCATGAAAAGCAACAACTTGACTGTGTACTCATTTTTTAAAATCGGTACCTGGTAAGTTACATCCACCCAATGCTCAAAACCTAAATCTGTCTGCTCTATGCTCGCAAGTTCAATATTTAAAATGTTCATGTTTTCTTCCTCCTACTTATCTATTCGTAAGAAATTAAAAAAGTAGTGAAAAAAATTATTACTTTCAGAGAAATAGCTTGGATTTTAAATCCAACCTTTCCAGAGCAAACAAAAAAACCGCAAGCCTGAGCCTGCGGTTAAACAATAGAACAATATTTTAGAAATTTCCTTTCTTTTTTAAAAAATTATTTCGTTGTGATCAAGCCGTCAGGCTCAATGTTGAAGCTTTCTTTTTCAGCCAATCGACCATCTTCAAGCATGAGGTAGTATCCGCCGTTGTATGGCACGAATGCGTTTGATACCATGTCCCCATTTTCTGAATTGAGGTAATACCATTTCTCGTAGTATTTAACCCAGCCAGTCTGCATAGAGCCATCACGATTGAAGTAATACCATTTCCCGTTGATTTTCTTCCAGGAAGTGGCCATGTAGCCATCCTTGTCAAACCAATACCATTTACCATCCGTGTGTTTCACCCAATCTTCAGCAACCATGTATCCATTTGCATCGAAGTAGAACCATGATTTGTTCTCTTCAATGTACTCAAATTGGTCTTTTGGATAGGATCCGTTAGCACGAACGAACCAGTAACCAGTATCGTCATTTTGCCAGCCAGTTTTGATTTCTTCGGCAGCTGCAGATGGATTAGTCAAGCGATACACATAATAGTAAGGTCGTCCGGCATAGAGCCAAATGTCGTCATGATCGTTCACTGTGATGCCATCAAAACGATAGTTACAGTGGATAATGTTATCACTATCCACGAAAATACCAGTATGGCCACCTGCCCCGCTAGAATATCCACGGCACCCCCAAATGAAGATATCTCCACGTTGAGCATCCCATGGAGTGTTCTCAGCAATGAGCTCATATCCGTTCTTTTTGAGCCAGTCATGCTCATACTCTGTATTGACTGCCCAACCAGCAGACACGGCTCCTCCACTCAATAGAGCGTAGTAGATTGAACTTGAACAGTCGTAAGAGTCAGGGCCATTGCGGTCATCCATGCTGTAAGATACTTGTCCTTTTCGAGCACGCATCCAAGCGATAGCTGTTTCAAGATTTAGTCCCATCCTTACTCCCCTTTCCAGGCTTCGTTCATCTGCTTCACGGCTGACTCAATGAACGTATCAAGGTCACGGTCAGTCATGTTGATGTTATATTTTGTAAGCTCGGCACGGATTTTCGTACGGGCTTGTTCCAGCTTTTCCTCGCCCTTGAAGCCTGTCTCTTGAGCTACTTGCTCCACAGCGTTGACCGCGTTCTTAGCAAGGATTTCAACAATCTTAATTGTCTTTTCACCGCCTTTTTGCACCAGGTAGTCTTTGACTGCCTTGACTGCGATGCCTACCAAAATGACTAGGATGCTGATAGCTCCATTAAATAAAATTTCGTTAATCTGTTGCATTTGTATTTTCCTCCACAATTTTCAATGATAGAAATTTTTCATATAGTACCTTGATGGCTCCATTCCCACCAAGCTCGACATAACTTTCATAAAGACGAGACAATTCCTCAATCTCATGCTGATTGGTATTGCCTCGTCTAATTGCTTTTTTTAGGTTTTCTTGCAATCGAAAACGCTGTAATCTTTGAAGACCTTTTCCAATGATGCTCAACCCCTTGCTATGGTCTTTGCCAATGCTCTCAACATTCGACACGGTCTTTTCAATGGCACTAATTTTATCAGATAAGAGACTGATTTGTTTGTCAGTCTCTTTTGTATTCTGCGTGCTTTTAAAAGAGAAATAGCTAGGGATGATAACGATTAGAATCGGACTCAATTTATCCAAAAATGCTAGTAATTCCAATCAGACCACTTCCAATCTACTGTGCAGAAACTCGATTGGTTTCAGGATTACTTTCGTTTTTTTGGCCTTCCCATTTCCAGACGGCAAGTAAGCCATTTTGAGATGGCACACCTTCAAGCTGCTTGATAGATTCGCCTTTGTAAGTAAAAGACTGATTTGTCTGAATCAAGACGCGCTTTCCTTCGCCATTCAATTCGACGTGTTCAGGATCTTCAATCACAAATATATCACCCGGTTGATAGGCTTTGCCTTCCTCTGCAAGTGGGAAGAGCTCGACAAGTTCCTTGTAGGTTGTTCCATAGGCGATTTTCTCACCCATAATGGAATCTTGAGCCATGACTCGTACTACTTTGTCGATTTTATTTGCAAGCGCAGAAAGTCGGTCCTGTTCACTCTTATTGTGCGCAATCTGTTGCTCAGCTTGTTCAAGCTGCGTTTGCGTTTTGACAATTGCTGCTCCTGGATCCAATTCAGATTTCACAATATCCAATACTGCTTGAATAAGCACGTCTTCTTGGTCTTGTGTACGGTCACCAGACAATTCTCGCTGATTAGTGCTATAGCGATTCCCGTCTTGCAAACGGATTTCTACAACGGTTGTAACTTTGTCTCCAAAACCACGAAGATATGGTTTGGTCGCTAGTTCATAATTACTAATTGCCATTTGTCATTTTTCCTTTCACTTCTTCAAACTTAGCTTTCAGCTTTTCATCCGATTCGATGACCTGCTTCATTTGTTCGAGCTCCATGGCGGTTACTGTGTAGAGGGCTTCTAGCGTAGCTGATTGAGTAGCCTCTTTGCCGACCCTTTCACCAAGCGAATTAATCGCTAGAGTGCTGATTTGTTTGTCCTGTTCGTTCATGCTGTTTTCTCCAATTTCTGTATTTTTTGATTGAGTTCTTGAATGGCCTTGATAAGATAAGGCACGAGTTCAAATGTGCGATATGAGTATGCTCCATCAGGATTTTCAAAAAACGCTTCAGGAACATACTTTTGGACATCCTGCGCCATGATACCGCAAGAAATATCCTCGATTTTGCCATCGTATTCTTTGCGATAACTGTACGTCTTGAGTTGCTCAATAATATCAAGCCCTGAGACTTGGCTATCTTTGATATTTGACTTGTAGCGACGGTCAGAGATTTCTTTGTTCATCGGAATCCAGCTATAGCTTGAACCATCACGATAAAGGTAAAGATAGTTATTTGACTCTTCCATTCGTTTGTATTGAGGGGAATATATCCAGTAACCTTTTAGATAAATTGCCCCATTGTTTTCGTATCTATAAACAATATCGCCGGTTACTTCTAAATCACCGTGGATCTTAGGATTATTCCAAAAGTGAGCTGTATTATAGCAGTGCATTTCACCAGTGCTTTTTACGAACCACGCTTTATCTCCCGGCTTATTCCAATCACCTCCCCAGTTCACCCAAAGAGCTGTTTGGCCCCATTTAGTACTACCGTTACTCATGCCGACGGCAAACTGGTTCGTTCCAGTAAGCCAATAAGTTGAAGGGTCTTTATCATGCGTACCAATTTGGAACCCACCGATTCGGCCCTTAAAACCTTCAAATAAAGTCGCAGATACTACAACAGACCTAAGCTTGTTGATGAAGGCTTCTTTAGCAGCAAGCGTATCCGTGAAGATATCGCTTGAAACGAAAAGTCTGGCCATAGCCTGGTCCATGATTAGCTTGTCAGCTGTGATAGTCTTTGAGCCAATAATCTCAGCGTTTAGCTTGGCAAATGTACCCTCGCCGACAAACAGACGCTTGAAGTATCCATCAATAGCCGTGAGTTCGTCCAGTAATGTCTTACCTTTCAGTCGAATCTTCTCGGCTTCAATCAAGATTTGGTTATTCGTCGCGTTGATTTGAGAAACGATAGAACCTGCGCTTGTCAAATTTTGAATTGCAAACGAGCCTTGAAGTAAGGTCAGTTTAGTTTGAGTCGCTTCAAGAGTCTTGTCTGTCTCTAGAGTCGCATCTTCGGGAGCCGGTTGCCAGCGACGGTCAGTCGTGCCTTCATAAAAATCAAGCTCTGTCATGAACAGACCGCCCCATTTATTAGGATTGTTGCGGTCGTATTCAAATTGCAGATAACATTCATCGAATTCCCCGACGTTAAATGTAATGGATTTTTTGACCGTTTTTGTGTTATCAAAAACGGGTCCATCAACCCATTTAGGTTGACCATTGAATATCAGTAACCTCTGTTGAAAATCTGCGACAGAACCTTTTACACGTTTACTAACATAGACCCTAAAAAATTTTGAGTTATTATCGAAACCTAAAATATTCAACGTATAATCAGTATTTCGCTTGATAATGAACCGTGGACTTTTAACGATGGCTCCTGGTCGCAATTCAAACATGCGTTTTTGACCGTTAAAATAAAACGAGTGAGCTGTAAAATTCAAACGACCATTCGCTTCAGACCAGTATTTCAATCCGTCATCCGCTCTCGAATTTCGGAGAACATTCGGACCGCCAACAGCTGAATATTTGCCAACTTCGACTTGAAAAAGTTGATTAGTCAGAGTCATGCGAGCAACCTTCTCAGCGATATCGGACTCACTACTACCAATAATTCGCTCGTAGAGGTTTGATTTCTCTTGAACGCGTTGAAAGTCAATGAGGTTCGCTTTGCCAGCGAGTTGAGAAGATAAGCTTGTGAATCGACCGTCAACTGATTGCTTGTACTCAGCGAATTTTGAATCCATCTGCTGTCTTGCCTGCTCACTGATTTGTTTTGCTTCCTGAGCTAGCAAAGTATTTGCTCCGACCCTCTGTAATGCTTCTTCAGCCTTCTGCTTGATTTCGTTCAAGCCAGTGCTGTCGAAATCACGAAAACGTTGGTCGATTGTCTCTGTCAGACTTTTCTTGACCTCTTCCGCTTTAGCTTTGGCAGCGTTGAGACCATCTGTGAATTGGTTGACCAATTCCTCTTTTTTTCGGTCAAAAGCGAGATCCGCATTCTTGATTTCTTTCCCTAATTGTGTAGCGAATTGCCCTTGCAAGTGCTGAGTTTCGTTTTTAACCGCATCACTAACAGCGTTAGAAAGCATATTGGACAAGCCTGACTTAAATTGCCCAAATCCAATAGATAGTAGCTTCTTAGCCATCGGGGAGTAAGTATACTTCGTGATTTTCTTACGAACGTCCATCTTGAATCGATCATGGAATAGACTGACAATATCAAAAATTTGAACAGGAACATCACTTTTTCCTTCGACTTGAATTTCTAAACTGTCTTCCAGCATGTCGCAGAGTGTTGTTCTGAAATACTGCTCACCGTATTTACGAAGTCCAACTTCATCTTTTACGTCCTGGTCATTAACCTCAATCACATCTTCATAGATTTGACTGTATTTGTTAACGAGCGGACTATCCACAACTACAGAAAACTTGCGATCAGGCGCCTTTTCTCCCTCACCTTTGACGGTTGCCTTAAAAGTGATTCTAGTCTTCAAAGACTTAGTAGATGTCTTGTGTTGATAGCTAGACAGGTTCTTTTTGTACATAAAAAGCGATTCATTTTCTGAACCGCCATTTTTAAGTAATCGAACCTGGTAACCATGACGTACAAGATCGCCACCCCACTGACCAAGGATAGAGTGCTTATCTTTTGTAAAAGCGACCATCGCGTTGACACTATCAGTATTAAACGTGTGACGTTCGTCGATGTCCGAAAAGAACGAGAACGTATTATAGCGAGTGATACTTCCAGCAAAACGACTCAAAGCTGTTGATCCCGTCGCTCTATCCAATGATATTGGGTTGATAACGTAGTTATTTAACAATGTCATGACCTGGTTCGCATAGACTTGAATATAACCATGTTTCTTTTGAACTTCAAAAATGACAAAATCCTGTTCACCATGAAGGTCATCGGCTTTTAGGAAAGTTTCTTCCTTCAACTTCTCCCACAAAACATCTGAGGTCGGAAATCGAAAAGTCAGTTGATAGGTACTATTTGCTTCTTGAGAAATCTTGTCTGCATAAGCAGCATTTAGAGGAGTATTCCCATTTGTTAAGTAAATCAAATTTTATACCTCCAATTTGGCCGAATAATCAATCTAAGAACATTTCCAGTAAATGTAATACCACTTCTACCAGTTGGGATTTCAAAGAACCCACCGCGCTTTCTGAGTGTGTTCTGGACCGCTCCAGTAGCATTGTAGATATTTTGCCTACCTTGTCTACAATCAATTGTAGCTTTCGTTTTTACATTGAGATACATTGTTTCTCGGCCGATAGTAATCGAAACATCTCCATCTCCCTGAACTTCAATGATGGGCTCAGAGTAAATTGTTCCTGGATTGTTAATTGTTCCTGGTCCGTTATAAGATTCAGGATTAACCGTTTTTTGATATCGAAAAGGCTGCATGTTTAGCTTGATTTTCAATTGCCATGCATGATTACCAAAAGGTTTGTAGCTAGCCGTTAAAAAATGAGCATAAAAAACAGATTCAGGATGATAGCTAAATTCCAACTCATTGTCATTCGATCGAAATTTATCCAGGATAATCGAGATATCAATCATCTTTGTAACGTGAATTGTAAAAGTTCTGTCATAGCTATCAAAAGAACCATCTAATACTCGATAACTTCCATTCACACCATGAAGCTCGGCCACCTCCCCTTTCGGTTTGGCAGCCTCAACTTCTCCAAAGTCGGTCACAATACAACCTGGAAGGGTCGATGTATTAAAGCCATTAATGATCATATAATCCATTAGATTCCCTCCCTTGCTAAAATAGAACCATGTTGTTCGTAAGTGTTCAATGAGATTTTCTCATTGTCTAGATAGATGTCTGACGATTTTTCAAGGATAGCTGTAAGGATAGATTCCAAACTTGACCTCATAATCGCTATCTCAGACACTGTTTTACTCTCTTGTACTTCAAGCTGAGCTGAAGGCATGGCCAAACGAGCCTCAAGATTTTTCGTGACAGAGGCAGTTGAGTTTAGATCCAGGTTATCCCCTGAAAATACATCCGAAATCTCACCAGACATACCTCCGACCGTTTTCTTGACGTCTTTAAACCCATCTTTTAATCCATTGTCTAAACTTCCCATAATTGCATTACCTGCTGGAATCAAAAGCTTACGGTCATATTCAATAGGACCTTTGTGATCACGAATCCAGTTTGCAATACCTCCAACAAAGTTTGTAACTCCTTCCCAGGCAGATTTTAAACCGCCTAAGAAGCCGTTAAGGATTGCTTTACCAGCTTCCCAAAGATTGATATTTTTAATTCCATTAAAAATATTGGTTACTTTGGTTACTAGATCACTAACGGCCTGTTTCATGTTATTCCACGCAGTCTGAGCACCGCTGACAAGCCCATTGATGAAACCAAGTACAAGTGATTTTAGCCCAGACCATGCTGCGCTAGCTGTTGATTTGATATTTTCCCAAAGACCGGATAAGAAACTTACAAAATTATTCCATAAATTTTGAGCGCCTTGAATTAATCCAGTGATAAGATTTGACACCGTGGATTTTATCCACTCCCAGGCCATAGACGCAGCCGTTTTGATAAATTCCCAAATTGTACTAAGAACATTAGAGAAGTTCTCAAAAACACCAGTAGCGTATCCAACGATAACATCCACAACTCCAGAGAAATATGTTTTAATCCCCTCCCAAATCAGAGAGATTCCATTTTTGATTCCCTCCCAAATCAGAGAAAGATCTGCTCCTAATTGACCAAAGTTACCTGTCACAAGGTCGATGATAATCAAAATAGCACCCAAGAAAATTGATTTGATAAATTCCCAAGCACCTTCAAAAATCAGTTTAATTCCTTCCCAAACTTGAGTAAGACCTTCTGAAATGTTGTTCCAAATATTCATGAATCCATCAATGAACGGTTGAACAACCATCATGACAGCTGTAGTAATCAATGTCCAAGCGGTAGATGCGGCCTCCTTGATTGATTCCCATAAGTCAGAAAAGAATGTTACAACAGCATTCCACATCGCCTTTAACGACTCAACGTAAGCATTCCAGGTTGTAACAACCCCATCCCACAAAGTGCTAGCACCTTCAGAGATACCAGACCAAATACCGACAAAGAAATCAGCTATCCCCTGCCAAGCCTGTTTTATCCAATCCACAAAAGATGACCAAATTTTTTGGCCAGTTTCAGTTTGTGTGAAGAACCATACAAGACCTGCAGTCAATGCTGCGACTGCCGTTACGATTAGGCCAATCGGGTTTGCTGCTAATACCGCATTGAAAATACCAAATGCTCCACTTGCCCCCATGGTAGCAGCTGCATTCGCTGCCTCTGCGGTAGTGAGTGCTCCAGTTCTTACGAACTGAGCCAACATAAGACCATTCGTGATGGATAAAGTCGCATTTCTGATCGCTTCTATTCCTTTTATTACAGTCATTACTGCTTTGTATCCAGCCCATGCACTTGTAATTCCGACAACTGCCGATTTTAGAACATCTAAAGCAATAGGTGAATTTTTCAGCCATTTTGTGAATTTACTAAGGTGTTCAGAGGCTTTGCGAATAAAATTTGTAACAGTTTCAAATGCTGTTCCAAGAAGATTCACTCCCTGCTCTCCGTCTTTGATTCCTAAAAGATCTCCGACGAAATCACCGACAATCCCTACTACATCACCAATTGCAGAACCAATGTTTTCAAAAGTAACTCGGATATTGTCTGCAATATTGACAATTTGAGTTGCAGCTTCCTCACTAAAACCAATCGTATTCAGAATATCAATGTTATCCTGCTTACTTAATGACCCAAAGATCATGTCAAAAAAGGTCTCAAATATTCCTGTTATACGAGATAGCTGATCAAAAACTGCACTCCCAAAGGCATCCCCAAAAAGCTGAGATGCAATCTGACTAATCCCTTCAGTCAGAACCAATCCAAGGCCTGAAAAAACATTGCCAATCATTGGCAAAAAATTATCAAAGAGAAAAGTCGATGTTGTTTTAAGCAAAGCATGCAGAGAAGGTAGAATATTCTCCCCTAGAGCTAACTTTCCAAGTACATTCTGAGCTGCTGCTTTCATGGATTCAAACGATCCGCTAAAAGTAGATGCTGCCTCTTTAGCTGTTGTTCCAGTGATGTCTAAATTCTCCTGGATAGCATGAATGGCGCTATAAACATCAGAAAGGTTGTTAATGTCGTACTTGACACCAGTCAACTTCTCTGCATCAGCCAAGAGACGTTGCATTTCTTGCTTTGTACCACCGTAACCAAGCTTCAGGTTATCCAACATAGTGTAGTTTTGCTTCGCAAACCCTTGATAAGCCATCTGAATGCTCTCCATCGATGTCCCCATCTTATTAGCATTATCTGACATATCAATCATGGCCATGTTTGCTGTTTCAGCAGCTTTGTTTGTATCACCGCCCAAAGACTGCAAGAGACTAGCTGAGAAGCCTGTCACGTTTTCCATATAGGCATTAGCTGATAAACCTGTGGTCTTGTAGGCTTCATTAGCATAGCCCTTTACCTTGTCAGCAGAACCTTTGAATAGAGTTTCGATACCTCCGAGAGATTGCTGAAGCGCTGCACCTTCACTGATAGCTGCCGAAAATGCCTTGCCAATCCCTGCCGCTGCAATAACCTTTGTCATAACACCAACAAGACTAGAACCTAATGACTGTCCAGCGCTTTGTCCTGCTGCACTCGCTTCAGGATTGAGGATTGATTGGATTTTACCAGTGATGCCTCTAGCTGATGGTATCAATTGTACATAAGCCTGTGCTATTTCTGTAGCCACTAATCCTCACCTCCTATTTTTTCTAAAATTTTCTGACGATATTCTTCAAAGTCCTCACCAGAATCAAAGATCATCTCCTTGCTTTCTTTAGCTTTAGTTTTTCCTGTCAGTTCCTCTGTAACCATTAATGGTTTGTTGATTCCTTTCTGACCGTCTGTTGTTTTAAACCAAACAAGAGCGGAAAGCCTATCAAGCACGCCCGCAAGCAAAAAGGTTTCAAAAGGAACTTTGCTATTGGTCATTGCTAGTTTGATTCGTGAATCATCTCTCAGACCAAAAGCAAAAACAGCTACCTGGTCAGCAGGTAACTGTCTGTAATCAAAAATTCCATAGGTTTCAGCTAAATCGCAGATAAGAGCGTCTTCATCTGTTTGAATCATTCTAGCAAGGAGCGCTATTTTTTTAACTGATTCTGACTTGAAAAGATCTCACTAATTTCTGCTCCCATCTTGTCTAAAGGAACAATTCCATCCGCAGTTCGCACATGATTTTTCAAATCTTCCGATTTGTTGCCAAGCATAAGTTTGACCACTTTTGGTAAAACTGCCGGATTTGTATCTACTTCAGAGATTGCTTCAAGCAACTCATAGTTTTCCAAGCGCTCTTTTGTGATTTCAAAAGGAAATCCGGTCGAAGTTACTCCACGGATTGTTTTAATCTGTGGGGCAGCTTCTTTATTTTTCTTTTTGCGATTTTGTTTTGACATAGTTAAGCTCCTTTGATGTATTCATAGTGTGTGTCATCAGCAGCGTTAGGGAAAGCAGTTACTGTCGTACCGTAGCCAAGAACACTTCCATCGTTATAAGTGATTTCATCGATGGCAGTTACTTTTCCTGAAGGGATAACAATACGTTTAAGTACACCACCTTTTAGGACTGTTTCGATGACCAAACAGTGATGTGGCAATTCTTTTGAATTTGCCTTAATCGTAATTCCTGATGACAGATCACCGGAAACATTATCTGGTCCATAGACTTCCTTCAAAACATGTAGATTCAATGCTTCAATAAGCATATATTTGAAAGTGTCTGTTTTTTCTTTTTGAACTGAGCTTACAACGACACCGCCCCAAGCTTTGATATTTTCTGACTCTGGCGAGTTACTGTTGGTCATACCGTCATCTGAAATATAACCTAGTGCTTCAAACGCCTGATCTAACTTTGTTGTTGCGTCTGTCGGCAGTGCTGTTCCAAGGGGCGCAGAATAAACCGCACCTCCGATTTTAGGTTTTGCAGTCGTTACATTTGCTTCTGTTGCCATTTAATTTCTCCTTTTTTAAAAATAATTAATATCAAATACGGCTTGATATCGATATTGTTTTGTTTCAGTGTCCGTAAAGTTGTAATCGCTGTTTAGGTGGACACCACAGATTGAATCTAATTCAATCAATCCCTTCACAGCACTTTTCACTTTCACATTGAGCTCTGCAGCCTTCTGCATAGTTGGGGCATAACTTTGGAAAGCAAAGGTCGCACTACCAGAATGATTTCGCTCCTTCCCACCAGTTTTTTGAATAATGACAAAGCTATCGGGAGCTTCAGCTTCATGCTCAAAAAATGACGGTACATCTAAATGACCGTCAAGATATTTATTGATAATAATTTCAATCATCTAATGCACCGCCTTTAACAAAGTGTTATTTTTCAAATTATCCCTCTTCGCTTTTCGTGTAGTTGGATAAATCATAGCATTGGCCCTTGTCTTACCAACGTGGCTATCTTGTTCGTAACCAGGGCCACATCTTTTTTTAATGACTGTCGCTTCTTTGTTCAGAATATCCTGAATCTCTTTTGATTTCAAAAGAGCTCCTACACCCGCACCGATAAGCTTGATTTTTGTATTACTCATACGCTTCAACCATCACTTTCTTGTTCCAGTCCAGAGGCATCATGGCTTCAATGCCTTCTAAAGGAATACCAATCGTGCGCCATTTGCGCCCAAAGAAACGAACTTCACGGTCTTTCCACTCGTTCTGGTCGCCTTTTGGGATGCCTAGTGTATAAGAGGCCTTCTTTCCAGTCAAATTGAGCTGATTCGTGACGTCTTCTGTTGAAGCTGGGACAACAAGGACATTATCTACTTGAATTTCGGTATTCTCATAGATTGGATGCCCAAAGTCATCCTTTCCAGTCTTGGTTTTCCCAATCAAAGTTACAGTAATTCCTTTAATCCGTCCCATAGATATCAATCACCCCATATCTTTGCTTTTTGAGGCCCAGACGTTTCAATTCTGAGTCCTTGATAAAGAGACCGCCACCAGGAACTAGATAAGAACCACTGAAGGAATAACCTAAAGCAGACTCAGCCACCTGAGTCATTGGCTCCTGGTCAGTTGAGGTCATCAACGTGCGAGCTACCACATCAACCGTGACGGACTTAACGACCATGGTAAAAGATGGATCAGTAGCCACCAACCCATCTAAATCCTTGCCAACTTTTTTAGCTTCAACACGAAGAGAATGAGAAACAACTTCCAACAGCGCCTCGGCTCGTTTTTCCTCATCGAATTTCAACGCTCGCCACAATTTTTTCAAATCTTCTACTGTTGCAAAGTTTTCCATTTCTACCTCCAGTCAAGCGACTACTGGACTTCAGTGTCCGCTTGTTCAATCAGCGAAATCAATTCAGTTTTTGTGGAGCGGCTATCATAAGTAATCCCTTTTTCATCAAGGATTTCTTTCAATGCTGCGTTAGTCAATGAGTCCAAAGGTTTGTATGCTGCAATTGGAACCCAATCACCCCCAGAAATTTCTGTGTTAGTGTTGATTGTTGCTCCTGTCTTTTGGTTTACATACTCAGCCATGATTAACCTCCCGTTTTCACGATACGAGCGAAACTAGCAGCATCCATGATACCCCATCCAATGTATGCTTCACAACGGATATAAATCTGGTTATACCCTTTAAGGTCGCGACCACTATTGTCAGGATCACCATACTTGATGATTTCCATCGGAACTTCTTTCGCATAGCCCCATTTGAACATTGTTTCAAAGTCCCCAACAATCGCTGTGTTTTTAGGATCTGTTTGTGAGTATGATACAGTGCGGTTTTTATCTACTGCCAATCCATTGATCGCATCAGGTACACCGCCCCATGCCAATTCAGGATACAATTTCCCACCTTCAGCATTTTTCATTTTTGAAAGTGCTGTAGTGAAGATAGGGTCCAAAATTGCTCCAGTGATGTCACGTTCTGAACCATCAATCATACCAACAGCATCTTCCATGCTTTCATCTGGGTTAGTATCTTTGAAAGGTACTGTCTGAGTAACTTTTTTATCAAAGCAATTATCACCAATAATTGTGGAGGCTTGTTTTGTTCGTGGATTAATACCATGAATACTCATGATATCAAGACCACGAGCTAATTTTTTAGAAAAACCTTCAACAAAATCAGTGAGCATATCAACTTTTGCTTCTTCAGAAGCATGCAAAAACTCATCAGATACTCGAGCGCCGTATTCAACTTTGAGCGGCACAATAGTTACAGGATCGAGGCTCACACCACCGTGAGTCTTTTTGCCGTTTTCTGCTACAATATCGATATCAGAATCGAAATCGAAAACGAACTCTCGTTGTCCGTTAAACGGAATAGGTTTTTGGGGTGATAGTTTAGCGATTGACGAATGCCCCTTCACCTTGTTGATTACTTTTGTTACAAGTTCTGGATTAAATAGATTTCCTTTTGAAAGTTGAGCTTCTGACATATTTTTTCTCCTTTAATCTTCGATATTTAAATTTTGAACCAAGTTTCTAACCATGGCTCTGTCATCATCCTCTTTAGGGACAATTGGTTCAGTTGATTTTACTGGTGCTACTTTGCTCACTGGTTTCATAAACCCAGCTAAGCGCTCTGCATCAGCTTTCAAGCTTTCTTCATCAGTTCCCTGCAAACGATCTGCAAGGTCGTAAGGCAGTCCATGTTGCAAAGCTACTCGAGTTCGCAGACTAGCTGTCTCATAACCAGCGATTTGACCCTGCATCTCTTCAAGTTGCTTGTCAGCATCTGCCTTGCTTTGATTAGTAGCTTCAATTGTTGACTTCAAGCCAACATTTTCTGTTTCCAATTCTGTAACTCGAGATTTGAGCTGGTCATAGTCGCTATACTTCGCTTTCTCACGAGATAAACGCTCCCTTAATAAAGCAGCATTCAAAATTCTTCTTTGGTAAGGGATGCGTAAATTCTGACATTTCTCATGTCTCCTTTTCTCCTTGCTTTTCCCCGGCAGTCGGTAATTTTGGCATCAAAAAAAAGCAGCACAAGACCGCTATTTAATAACTGAATTTTGCTTTTTTCTTAGGCTTAGTGAGCACAAGCCCAATGCGCAAGCAAAGCGCTATCCATCAAAGAAATATTCATGTCGTCAAAGTGCGATCGATAACCAAAGCCACCATTTGAGCCAATATTCCGCTTATCGCAGTTTGTAGCTACTTTTGATAGAGATGGTTGGCCTGCGTGACAGATGGTCTTCTGGTAAATTCCCTGTTCCCAAAGAGCGTTGGCCACGATGATTTCTTTCACCGTCGGCAGAATCACATTCTTGATTCTGTAGTCCTTCAACTCTTCGTCCAAGATTTTTTGACCACTTGCGCCATCTATGACAATCTGAGCCACATCAGCTTGTCTCAGAAAAGCGACCATCCACTCATTCCCATTACGAACGGATTGACAATCGACTGTCTCAACAAAGAAACGGCCATCATTGGTTCTTGCAGCAATACTCATCGCTACATTTGTTCCATCTTGGCCGTACTTAATACCAACAGACAGCTTGCCAGATAATTCTGGAATATCATCCATTTTAAGCTCGTTCCACTCAGTTTCAGAGATAGCAGATTTCTGGTTGTAAGTTGGCCAAAATCCCAAACGTTGGATATTATGGTCTAGCTTATCCTCACCAAGCTCTGCTTCAATCTTACGCTCATTTAAGTGATAGCCCATGGATGGATTGGAATTATACCAGGCTTCCACATCGTCAATTTCCTTTTCATCAGAAACCGACCACTCAGCCCAGCCAGAATACTTCCCTTTCCCAAAAAGACAAGTCTCACGGTACTTAGTAAAGACCGTACCACTTGATACTGGTGTTGGAGGTGTCCCACACATGATTGTGATAGGGTTCTCACTATCCGTAACCGTGTATTTCAAAGCAGATTCTTGCTCAGTCGTGTACTCCTGAGCCTCGTCAATGATCAGCATATCAAAACCTTCACCAAGACCACCATTTGATGTCCTAGTACGGAATTGGATAACACCACCTGTCGAATACAGCTCGATTCTTTCTTGACCCTTCGCCCGAATGGAATTAAAATCCTCACCATCTACATAACCCATTTTTTCGAGGTATCGTTTAACCTTTTCAAAAGAGGCATGTGACGTAGAAATCCGGTGAGCCGTATGTAGGATATTCAATCCCTCATGTAGCCCCCAAATTTCACCTATATATAGGAGTTCAGATTTCCCATTACGACGAGGAATAGAGTAACCAAACTTCTGATGCACCCAAAGACCGTTCTTGTCAACAGCCATCATAGGTAGCAAAAGATTCTTCTGCCAAGCATAGCAAGAAAGACCTGTCCGTTCGTAAAGTTCAATCGCTTCTTTAGCTTTTGAATTTTTCTTGACGTATTTTAAAATCACCGATTGAGTAGGATTCTGATTGCCAAGTTTCTTCCTCGCCATTCCACATTCCTTTCAATCGTCATCGCATGATAACCCTATCGCTGGGAGATATCAGATCACCTCCTAATCTTTAATAGCTCGGTTTGAAACTTTAGTGTATACATCTACGTAAGTTTCTTTCTTGTCTCCGTTATGCGTGATTTCTGCATAATCGCCACATTTTCCACCAGACTTGATTTGATTAGTACTAACAAGAGCCTTCCAATTTTGCAAAGTTTTGCTAAACCAAACTACAAAGCAGTCTTCTTCTTTGATTTCACGACCTGCTAAGCGTGAAAATTCTTGCGATGTCAATTGTTTTGCCTTTTTTAACATTTTTTATTCCTTTCTTAACATAAAGAAAACCGTATGGAAAGCCAAACGGTTTATAGTGATTTATAGCAGTTTATAGCAATAGAATTATAAATACCTCAAACAGAACCTCCTTTCAATTTATCAAAAAGAAAAACACCTAACTTCAAACCCAGTTAAGTGCTTCTATTTAATCGGCTCACCCTTAGCATAAGCTTGTTTTGCTTCTGCTAATGTCATCTTGTTTGGACCTCCATCAATGTTGGTTTCACCCGTATTTTGCCAATTACAATGATCACAAATGTCATAAACAGCAGTCAATGTTCCGCAGACCGGACAATGTACATACTCTTCATCATTGATCATCACCAAGTTGCCTTTTCCAATCTTGCTCAAAATAATTCACTCCTTCCTCTGGTTTTAGGATCGTTGTAACACGTCCCCTTTTGTTATCACCCAATGCAAATATGTTTTTTTCTAAATCATATCTTACACGTCGGTATTCCGTATCATAACCAAGTACATTATCTCCAATAGGTTCACCTAAAAGTGTTCTCCCTAGTTCAAGATACTGCGATTGTGTAATATTACCAAATTCTTCACTATGCTTTCTGAAATGCCCGTTGAAAGATTTTTCAGTAGGAAAGCTAGCTTGAGACCAACGGACGCGGTCTTTTAGTTCTTGATATCCCTCACCACCATTATACTTCAAATCCTGAAACTTTGCTAGTGAAATAGGAGCATTTTGAACTCCTAAAACATCAACTATTTTCTTGTATTCCTGAATATCTGCTTTGCGATTATTATCACGCACATCAATATTCATTTGCTTACGAATTTCTAGCTCATTTGAACTATCCTTGCTGAATTTTTTAGTCCAAGAATTTTGACGTTTCCCGTTTTTAGGATGATAATCAATTACACAAGTACAATGCTGATGTCTTCTGTAGAAATTCGCTGGTTCTTCACCATATATGTAATTTCCTACTAAACTATCACACCATTTGCAACAACGTCCAGTAGACTGCCTACTAATCGTCGGTACCAATCCCGTTTTAGCATGAAACTCCGCATTCTTCCTGATTGTATCATCGATAATGGACTGAGTGAAGTTTACAATAGGTTCGCCAAGCAACCAACTGACATCCTCAAAATTTTCCTTAGACGAAAAGCGATTGACAATCCCAGCGATCCGATCCTGATTCAATTCAGGGACTTGCACTTTGAGACCGATTTTTGCTTCATCATTCAAATTCTTCTGAACATCACTAGCATAACCACTCACAAGCTCGTGATTTCGTCCTAGCACGTCCGTCAGCAAACGCTGAGCGATATTGTAATACATTTTACCATCTGGTAATTTATCGGCGCTCAGAGACGCTCCTAGAGCCTTAGAAAGAATCTCTCCAATTTCAATCGCAAACTCATTTGCAGTTTTGTAAGTGGCTTTTTTTGCTTTTAATGTAGCAAAAGCATTTCTGATAATCTCGCTCTCGCTCTTACCAAAATCCCTCTCAAACCCCTCCTGAACCTCTTTCAAGATACCAGGTAAAACATCATTCTCCATTTGAACCACCCTCGCTTACCACTGGCTTAGCAGACATGTCTCCAGCGATACCAGTAAGATCTCGGATTGTTTCAGCATTGATATAACCAGGCAATGCCTGATTCAACTTCACAACACCATCACCAATCATGGTCATTGTGTTCGCATCCGCTTCAAACAATGGTTCCCATTTGACTGCGGTTCTCACAAATTGACTCCTAGTATAACGAAACTCATCACGCAAACAAGCAGCAACATAAGCTACATTTAGCAATCCAGCACCTAGTGAGCGCTGAGCCTTCCGACCAGCCAAACGCAAATTCTCATGACTAGCCTTGATGGCTTCAACAGATGATGGATTATCTGAAACGAAACCAAGGTCATCCAAAGTCAACCCCATTTCACCCGCAAATCCAGCAGCGGCTGTTCTCAGTTGCTCAGTAAACGGTGACATGCTAGCTGTAGTAAACTGTCCAACGCTCGGCTTCACACCTTTATCGCTTGAAGAAATCGTCAACAAGCTTGATACAGTAGCTTTCCATTTCTCCATAGGTTCCGCATCAGGATCAAGTCCAAGAATGTATTTCTGTGGCCACGAATAGAACTCTGCTGTAATATCAGCTCGCTCTAAAGTTCGCTTAGCGTATTTCTGATAATACATTCCTGCCCTGGTAATACGAGACCGACCAAAAGGACGGACCGCATCAGGACGATGAATGACCGGAACTAGCAGAGGGATACCTGTTTCATTCGTAACCGAGTAAGGCTCCCCATCTTTCGGAATAAAATGAGTAGCATTAGGTTCAAAGTATGCTTCAAGAGTTGGACGATTGTAATCATCACGAGCCAACACCGCATAACCTTCTACAAGCAATCCAGTGATAGGATCAATGACACCAGTTGCATTGCTTGATTCAATGACTTGCAACCTCACCTCATCATCTTCACCCTTCGAAATGTAGACAAAACTACACGAACCAATCAGCGCAGATAAAATAGCACTATCAAAGAAGATATCAGGATTATTACGATCAAAAATTTCTGTAACATTAAAATCATCATTAGCAAATGCCCTGAAAATCAAACGATCTGCAAGACTATCAACTCCCTTTGCAGCCCAACCAAGGACAGCTTGGTACTTTGCCCTGATATGTGCAGGAATTGTGATTCCTGTAGGTGCTTCATAATGCTGCATCGCATAATGCTTGTATCTCAGATTGACTCTGCTCTGATAGAGATTCAACTTCCTCCTAAGATACTCAATCCCTCTTAATTCCAAACCGTTCTCCTTTCATTGTGATGATTTGGCACGAGAAAAAATGTACAGTGACGGCGTGAAGCTCGCGAGCGCCTAGTGGGAGGGGGATACCCCCCTATCCTCAGCTAGGACTTACTTCACACATATCTATTATTTTTTCAAGTTTTAAATATTTTTTTGTTTTTCTTTTTTGCAAAAAGGTTTCTTTATTTCTTAATTGAACTATCAAGCTCTATACCTAGTCCAGTCCCTGGACTGTGGCAAGTTCCTGTTACCTACAACAGTAGCATTGGCTGATCTATCGTCAGCATACAGTTTATCAGACTTCTGTCTGTTGCATTGCCAGTGGGCTAGCTGCAAGTTTTGAATATCTGATGGGTGACCGTTTCGATTGATTGGAATGATATGGTCAATTACCGGAGATAGAGGATGTGGGTACTTCAATGATTTATCGACAGGGAGTCCACAAATCCCACAAGTATTTCTTGTTTTGAGAATGATATTTTTATTCTTTTCAAAAGCAACTCTGTGAGGACCGCTCCGGTCCGGTCTTTCCTTGGGGGTATTCATCTAGGGAGGGGCCTTTCTTTTTAGTTGGTAGGGGCTAAATTTTATGATGCAGGGGGGGAGTTTTTTTAGCTTCTCACACCCTCGTATATTTAACATATCTTATATTCTGTTAAATAAAACTAACATTCTCAAACCTCAAGCATATCAAGTGATTACAACTATTTTATTAAAACTAATTTACATTTTTTCAATGTGTTAAATAAATAGGTTTTTAATAGCTAAAATTCATCATCGAATCATCCAATTCATCTTGCTTAATGCCTATGTAATCAAGCGTGATATCTGGTGATGAATGATTGAACAATTCCATCAAAATCGCTACGTTTTGATTTCGTCTGTAATGATGATACCCAAACGACTTTCTCATGGAGTGTGTTCCAATGTTCTTCAAGCCAACATGTTCAGCTGCTTGTTTTAAAATCTGGTAAGCTGCAACTCTTCCGATGTGAGCGATCCGCACACCGTCTGTCCTAACTTTCTTTTTGCTTGGAAACAGATAATCGTATCCTTGTAGATCATTTGCTTTTATGTAATGATTTAGAGCTTTTCTTAACTCTGGATTGATAGCGAATCGCTTAACCTTTCCTGTTTTCTTCTCAATGACTTCTATCCTATCGCCTGTCACTTGCTTGACTTGAAGAGGTATGATATCGCTGATGCGCATTCCAGAATACAGACCGCACATGATTAGGACATAGTTTCGCTCACTCTTTGATTTCAAAAAGTCTTTCATCCGTTCAATGTCATCAAGTTCACGAATAGGTTCTACTTTTTTCACGATATCACCTCCAAACCAGACAAAAAGACAGGGTGTGCCTGTCTTTTACAAATATTTCATAATATAATTTTAGCACACAAAATTATATATTCACTCCCGACTTACTCCGCATTTACTCCATAATCGAAACCTGTTCACCGTTTCGATAGAGTTCTGCAAATGCCAATAAAGCTTTATCAAGAATCTCATAATATGAGCTCTCTGAGATTGAAAGTTCGTTGTATATCGTCTCATCTTTCTTTCGATGCCAAACCATATACTTTTCATATATGATTCTGCGGTAGTATGGATCATGTAGCTCGCTGACTGCCTGCTCAATCGCATCTAACTCCATTTCTGCATCTACTTTTCTGATAGCAAGCTTCTCAACCTGACTAGTCGTGTCGCTTCCTGGATTGCGAGGCATGAAAGAGTATGTAGTCGTCACCTTTTGACCATTTTGATCATTGGCCACACGACGCCATCGAGGATATCCTTTTAAAATTTTCTTGGCATTTTCTTTAGTTTTGGCTTCGTTGATTTCTGGAAAAAAAGGCATCTCTCACCTCATTTCTATTTCAAATAATTTTTCCTTCAAATATCAGAGTGATTGTTCCTGTCCCGTCTTTGTTCTTAGATACCAAAGCACTACAATCTGAACCAAACTCAACTCCTTCAATTGTGATGCTACGTTTCACGCTATCAACGTTGATAATAGAATCATTTGATGTTTTTATTCTCATATTCCATCTCCTCGATAAGCCAATCAAGATTTTTGCGTGCTTTTTTCAAATCCTCAAGACCGTTCTTCTTTTGGAAGCGCAATAGATACTTGATAGCATTCCCCCAGCACCATGCTGCCTTGCCTGGCAATTTGCCAATAAAATTGTCAATCACTTCAATACTTTCAAGACCTTTTGAGCCTTGGTAATGGCTTGGCTTGTTTACATTGTCAATTTTTTCTGGTTTCATTTTTTCTCCTCAATAATTTTCTAATGCGCAAATTCATTGACCAGGTCACGGATAAAGAACTTCCAATCAGATTCCCTAAACGTCAAGAACGATCTGTAGTAAAATCTCTAAGTTTTTTATAAAAGAGTATCTTTAGTTGGATTGACTCACCGACACTCAGTAAGATACCAGGGAAGCGATGCACTGAATGTACTCTATTTCCATATCCAGAAATATCTAAATGTATTATCGTTTCTGGATATATGCGCCCTGTACTGGCTTCAACTTTGAACTCAACCTTAACTTCTTCTACAATTGGAACTTCTTTAAAAATTGGTCGTGCAGAAAATAATGGCGACGGGATTTTTTGCCTTTTTCTTTTTCCTGAATATGGATATTTTTTTGGTCTCACAGATTCCTCATCAATAATCCAGATATCGCCATTTCCAACCATCACTTCGTCCGGTTGATACATACGATTTAATGAGCCGCCATCATACGCTCTAAATTTAGGTCTCATAATCTCACCTCGTCTCCGATTTTCAAAAATTCGTAGTTGTCTTGCGATACTACGAAAATGCCGTAGTTCTGTATCGTGATCGTGTAGAGTTCGCCAATCTTCTCCTTGTGGACGACCCTGCCTTTGATTTCTGCGCCTTGATTATCAGCTTTATAGACGATAATTGGGCGCTTTTCTTCTAATTTCTTAATCTGGATACTCTTCCAAATATTCAATCCAGCGGATAATAATATCCAGATTGCGATAAATCGTTTCATGTCTCCTCCTCAAAATAAAATTTACCATTAAAAGGCTTGATTTCAATAATTCCATAATCTAAACCAAGTCTTGCTATGAATGGCTTGGCGATTCTTTCGTGCAAGGTAGACATTTGCTCTCTGAATTCTTCTAACAGAAAAGTAGATTTGTAGAAATTACATTGATAGCATGCTGGCATATAATTCTCAAAACTATCTTCTCCGCCTCGATAATGAGGATGCAAATGATCCACTCTCAAAGTTTTCAAATCCAAAATCTTGCCACAATATGCACAGTGACCGCCGTACTTATCTAAAACTTTTTGTCTCATGGCTTTAGATATGCTTTTTCGTTTCAATCTGTTGCCTCCTTTCTCAACTCAAAATCAATCCCATACAAAAGTAAATCATTTTGAAAATCAACAAATGCTTCAATCATCTCAGCTTCTTGAAAGTCGTATTCCTCAACTGCAAGCAAGAAAACATCAATATCATCTCTTTGCACACTTCCGTACTCTGTTTTCGTATGCTCCATGGCTAATTCATGACCATCTGCATCAATTATGTAGCGGATTCTGCCACTTGAAAAATCATATTTGTAATCCTTAATAATCATCACTCCACCTCTTCAACTTCAATCCCTTCCTGCTTATTCATCTTCCTTTCCTCCATAGATTAAATAAACTGCAATAACTAACTGAGACATACCTGGTGAATAGCCGACCCAATCATCAAACTCCTTAGATTTTGGCAACCAATCCTTAGTAGCACCCAAATCATAGTCTGTAGGTTTTTCATCGGCGAAGATACATTCCATCGCTCCCATAAAAGTCATGCCATCTTCTGTCATTTCCCAGAAATAGTCCGCTCGGTCTTTCACTGCTTGTGGTAAATCTTGTTTGGGAGACTTCGGCTTCCCATTTTCTATTGACCAGCCGTATACTCCATTAACTTTTTTATTTAAATCTTCCATCATCGTCCTACTCCTTTTTCCTTTATGCTGCTTTTGATACTAATTTCGTTTGCTTCATCCATTCATTGGCTATGTCCCAGACATCCTTTGGGACATCTTCGTTATACTTCCCACGAAACTGGACTATCTTCCCCTGCTTTACCTCAAGTGTGTAAAGAGGTTTTTTTGGTTGATTTGATAAACGGACAAACACTATTAAGGTGTCACCTTTGAAGTGCTTATCTGTGTATGAGCTTACACAATGATGTAGCTTCTTGCCTTCGTAGATCAGTTCGGCCACTTTTATAGGGACATGGAATGCGTAACCGTGGATGGTCCTATCCATTCCTTTTTTAAGTTTAAACTCAGCTTCAAGTTGCTTGCGTTTCTTCTTATCTTCCAGTTTGCGTCTTTCTTCAACAAATTGATTGTATAATCCGACTGTGTGATTGTGCATGGCCAGTAAAATCCTTTGGTACAAGCATAGCATCGCCTTCAGGCTCGATGCCCATTTCTCGTAGCATTTTGAGATAGTCAAGATATTCATTGAAGTCAATATGATTCTTGATAACCCAATTCTGAAACTTATTGATCCCAATCCTTTCGGTATATGCTTGATATCGTGGTAAGTCAGATAAGACTCAATCCCAGGTACAAGTTGCCCATTCCGCTCTTTTAACCGACGACTCAATTCAAATTCATTGAAACTACGATTCGAGTTCTTAAAGAATTGTTTATTCTTCTGAAGCCATCTACGGTTCAAGGTTCGCATATCTACGGTTCTTGTAAATCCAATTCTATAATTTGGAAACATGATTTCGTTGGCCAACCTATAAGCATGAATCTTCTGAGCAAACTCGATTTCAAACTTATATTTGTAAAGTCGTTCAATTTCCCAAAAATAGATATTATCGAATTTCAAATATTTGAGTTCGGATACTTTTTGAAGTCTCTTTTCCCAATTGTTTGGATAAAAAACATTTCCTGTATAATATCCACCGCTAAAAAAATTAGCGAATAGATACGGATAAAATTGTCCGTTGTAATCTTGGCCAATCTTCAAATGTTTGTCATTTTCAAATCGCTCCAAATTTGTAAATTGCCAATCAATAAACTGTTTTCCTTCAACCAACTTCGAGCTAAATTCATAAGATTGGATCTCGATGCGTTTCGACGTGCTGAGAATGATTGAGAAAAAATAGGTCTTGTCATAAAAAGTGAGCCGTGATGACTTTGTCAGTCGTTTCTCGATACAATGACCAAGGTCCAAATCTGAAGCGATTATGGTCTTGTCCTTATTGCTCCATTTGTACGTTGTGATTTGCGAGTAGCACCAGCTCCAGAAATCTGCGGGTGGTTTCAATCGTCTATCAGCTTCTCGCTTGCATTGTTCATGTTTCATTAATCCAAGAAATCGAAAATGCTCATTTGCTTTTCGACTACTCCTTTCTCTTTCTTAATTTTAGGTTTCATGATGATATCATCATCTGGACCAGCGCCTTTCCTAATTTTGGCGACATCAACCTTTTCTTCAGGAGAAGCCTGAGATTTGTCTTCCTTTTTCTTCTTGACGGGCTCAACAGGCACCTGCTGAATGTTAGATACTTGTGAATTTGAGATAAAGTATTCTCGAATCCATCTGAATACAGTAGCGTCATCTATACAAGCGACTCCGTTTTCGGCAAATTTACGAGCTTTTTCTTTTGCGAAACTTAGAGCGCATTTCAGAGAGTATCGCTCTTTTAAGATGCCTTCGAATAATTCATTGTCTTCCTGATCGCATATCCAATTATGAACACAATCAAGTGCTGCATCATGTGGTTGGTTTAATTCCTCTAGCAACTTAGCTAAGGCTTTTTCTTTAATGTCATTCATATCATTTTCCAAAAAATACGACTGCCTTTGTGAATTCGGCTAAATACGGGCAGTCGCTCGTCCAGGTCACACGACCGATTGACGCATATTCTAGCTCGCTTTTAACGTGGTTCGCGGCACGTTGATTTTGTTGCTAAATAATAGCAGTCAATAGCGCCGTAATCAAAACGTACATCATCTTTTCCGATGTGTTTCTTGAATTTTGGTCTGGTAATGCCAGAGAATGCCTATTGATGGTCTTTCATTCGTTCGATAAGTTCGTCCACATTGTTGAAATCACCAAGAAAAAACTTGCAGTGCCCATTGTATACGAAGTAAAGTTTTAATAACAAGGTGTCCCGCCTCTCTAAAAGTAATCTTTCCTTTTGTTTTTCAAGTCATTAAAAACCATCAGATGACTATTGTCTACGCCCTTCATCAATCGACTCATAAACGGCCGGCCGTAGCGTTTCTGAATTTCTTGTGCAGTCAAATTGGTCGTGATAACCGTATTGGCCCTTTTGTTGAGAATGTTGTACAGGATACTGAAGGACCACTCACTGTCCTTTTCCATACCAAGATCATCCAAGACCAAAAACTTTGCACTAGCAATTTTATTGACCAGGAACTCTTCCTGGCTAAAGTCTGCCTTGATTTTCATCAGTAAGTCAGTGACATTGATAAAAATAGCAATTTCCTTTGTAGTCTCTGATAAATATTTCATCATTGCGAAAGCAAGATGGCTCTTCCCAGTCCCAGCTTCTCCTTGAAAAACAATATTGTTTCTGGCGCCCTCGGACCACTCCCGACAAATCCTCTTTACAAAAGCTAGCTTTTCCGCTTCTTTTTCAGTCGGTGTATCAAAGTTATCAAGAGTAGCATTCTTCAAGACATCATCATAGAGAGAAAATTTCTCAAGATAAAACTTCCGCTCTCTCTCATGCTCCGCATCGGCCAGCTCATCCACCTTCAATTGGTTCTCTGCGTGGATTCGTTCCGATTCACATAAGCGACAAAGGACGTCATTTGTCCGGAGGATTTTGATCAAGGGAATCCCATGCTTTTCGCAAATTTCAGCCTGTTGTTCAGTATTTCTATGGTAAGATAAGGCCATCTCCTCTAGTGCATCAGTTACCATGATACCTTACCCCCACAAGCTTTCCAGCTAGCCATATCTGACAAGCAAGCAGTAACGGTAGAAAGAGGTTGTTTTATAAGCAAAGATTTCTTTTCGTCACTAATCAGATAAAATTCATCTTCAAATTGCTTGATAACTTCTAAAATCCCCATTCGTCTTTTACCTCCTGTCCTGATTTTTTCTCCTTGTGTTGTTTTTCTGATTGTCGAACTTGTTCAACTGTCGTAACCTGGTTCATCTGCCAATTTCTTAAAATACCACCAATGTACTTGATATTAGGCTTGCCTAAATTAATAGCTATTTTCAATGCTTCTTTAACTAGCTCAGCATCATTTTCCTTTAGAAGATGATTGATTTCCTCAATCTCGAAACCTGATAGTAATCTACGAAACTCAGATTGGAATAATTCAAGGATGTTTCCGCTACTACTAGTAGTAGTTATATTCTTATCTTCATCTAATCTAGTCTTAATCTTAGTCTTATCTCCTTCTTCTTCTAGTGCGTTACCGTCCGTTACTGTAACGTTACATGTAACGTTACCAAGAGCAAGATTTTTCTGCTTCTCTCGGTGTCTTGCTACACGATTTCGTGTTTGTTCCTTGATTCTTTCCATGCCATCAATATTTTGGTGCTTCTCCCAGTTTGGCAATGTAATGACACCATCGATGATCTCAATCATTCCAAACTGTTCAAAGACCCCTAAAGCCATTCTTACGCTATTCAGAGGCCTTTGAAAGATTGTTGCAAGCATCTCATCAGTGTAATGAACTTTATCTGACATCATCAAAAGTCCGTTGCGATTATGTTTTCCAGCAAGAGCTAGGATTTTAAACCATATAACCAAAATTGCATCATGATCTGGTAGTGCATCAATAAGACGTATCTTTTCATCATCAAAAATATCAGTCGTAATCTTAATCCATTTGATTTCAGACATAGTTACCTCCTTATCAGCATCATACCCGAGCTCCCCATTTCCGATTATTTCTACGGAAATCCATAGCCATTTCCTTGTAAAGCAAACGCCCATTTTCTTCTAAGAGATTCGTATTTTGCATTCTTAGCAAATCATTATTTCTTGCTTCTTCCTGATAGTCTTGAGCTAGCCTGTCATAGTCTTCGATGCATGCTCTAAAACCATGAGGCACATCCTCAATCGATGAAGCAAGCCCTGTAGGTGGCTGGGTATCGTAGGTGGATTTCCTATCGCTATTCTTCAAGTTTCTTCGGGCAACCTCTCTGAAGTCTTCAGTTTCTTCAATGATGATTACTGTTTTTTGTTCAGTTTCCTCTTCATTTTTATCAGTCAGTAGCAGCAGGATAAAAATCACAATAAAAATCGTTACTAAGCCAAGCAATTGGCTTGATAAAGTTGGTTCTGTCATATTATTCTCCTTGAATTAAAACACGGTCAAACCTTGTTTTTTCCAATAATCTATGTACTCTTGTTGTGACTGTCCGTTATACCCACAGGCATAGAAGGCTAGTCCATAGTTTTCTTCACTTTCTAGCTTCTGGATCAAAATATCCAAATTTTCCTTCACAAAGCGTTTCACACCTTTTAGTTCGCCAAAAGGATAGAATAGCTTTTGTCCGTCTAGGGCAACTTGCCAACCCCACCCTAATTGTGTCTTTTCATAAACATATTTAATTTCCATTTTCTATACCTCTAATAATTTTTCCAGGTCAGCGATGCGCTGAAAGCGTTCATCCGACCGATCTCATTTTCTTACTTGTTTCCATTTCTTTTTTCCATTCTCGACTACCTCTGTATTGCAGGTATGCGTCAAATCCTTTAATTGTGACAAGTTGGCCGTCATTTCTAAGGTGCTTCTGTTGACTAGGCAATTTCTTCATCTCTCGTCTCATATCTCCTGCTTGTCGCTTTGTGCATCCAAAGATGTGTTCTAATTCTTCATCGTTGGCCGAAACCTTCTCAATGATCACATCCCTAATTCTCACAACTTCAATTGCTTCCATTTCTGCCCCTTTCATGTTATAATTTAAGTAGTAATTTTGTTGAGCGCCTAACTTCGGTCAGGTGCTTTTTGTGTTCTAATTTTCATCCTCTCTGAGCTATGTTAAAAGCGTTCAAATCCATGATTTTCATCTTAGTGTTGGTAGATGGCTCCCAAGTCATCCAATAGGCAAGTGCTGCTTCTGCAAATTTCTTTGGTAATAGGTCATAGCGACTGATGTTGAAATGATCCTTGAAATCAATTTCAGCTTGTCTGAAGACCGATTGAGCGAATGTCTTATTTGCATAAGCTGGACTGTCAATTCCACCAAGGCAAGCGACTACTCGAGCCTTACGCTTCTTCAATAGCGACTGAGCATAGCTTGGATGAATTGGTTGCTCACTCTTGAGGTAGTCGATATCTTCCAGCATGGTCGCCTGTTGCTCACGCAATTTCTTTTGTCCAGTAAATAGTGCGATAAAGGCATCCTCGTCTAAATCTTCCCGGATAAATCCGCCTTGTTTTCTAATAGCCGGCAAGACCTCTGATGTCACCCAACGCTTGAACTCTCTGGCTTGAGGTAACTTGCTGGATAAGATAAGAGAATAGAGACCAGATTCGTTGATGATCAACATATCCTGTGTTCCACCACTAGTAGGGATGCCCTGTTTTAGGGCGTCCTCTTCATCAACATGAAGAGCAATCGCATTTCTAGCCTTGCTGTATCCTAGGATGTCTGCGACATCTTTCCCGACGAACCAAGGCTCGTCATCAATTGTCAAAGTACGGACTTCTTGCCCGTGAAAATTAAAAATTTCGTTCATAATATTCCTTTCTAAATTTGGTATAATGAAATAAAAAACAAGAGGTAAATGAAAATGTATGTATCTATAAAACCAACTGGAGATTTCATAACCAATTTCACGCTTAGTGATTCCTGTAAAATCTGTAAAAATATTACTTGTCCAACAGTCGTGAACGAAACAACTCGGAGTATAGATAACAATCACTATCGATTTTGCGCAACTCGCTATTGTCAGCAATGTAATCATTATTTTGTTGATGAAATCGAAGTTACAACAGCTGTTGATGGTTACGCAAATATTGATTATAAATACGATATATTAGATGTAAAGCCAGAACTACCTAGCGACATCCCAATATCAAAAGAATTAGCAAAACTCTCTCCTATAGGAAAAGAGATATATACTCAAGCACTTAAAGCTGAGCAAGAAAAACTTGATCATATAGCTGGTATTGGTTTTCGCAAATCCTTAGAATTTTTCGTAAAGGACTTTGTTATCTCTTTTGAATTAGAAGATAAAGATAAAGTTGCTAAAATGCCACTGAAACAAGTTATTGATAACTATATTGACAATCAAAATCTGAAAACATTTGCAACTGCAACTGTTTATATAGGTAACGATGAAACCCACTATACTAAAAAACATAGTGATAAGGATCTTCAAGATTTGAAAAAATTCCTTCATGGATTCTTGCACTATATGGAAATGCAACTTAATCTTTTGGATGCTTATGAGCTTCTTGATAGGTGAGCATAACATTCTCGATTTCATCCAACTTCTCTGCAATATATGTTACAGTCCTCAGTATTTCATTGAGGGCTGTTCTTTCTAGTTCATTCATAATGTACCTCTCCTCTAGCACCTAATTGTCATGATTAGGTGTTTTTTGTTGCATAGCACGTTTTCTGATAGCTTTTCCCAAACAATCAGCTAAGTGAAGCATATTCGGGTTCTTGCTTCCTTTGATGCTACTAATAGCTCCTAAAGCTTCATAGTAGGTCTCTGTATGTTCCAAAATATCATCAACCATATTTTCAAAATGTTTCTCAATAATTTCTTTGATGAGATCATTATTTTGTTTCTTTTCGTTCATAATATTCCTTTCTAAATTTGGTATAATAAAGATAATAAAATTTGCGGAGTATAATTATGACTGAAAAAATTTGTTTTATTGTAACTGCTATTGGTGAATCTGGAACACCTACCAGAGAACGAGCTGACAATGTATATAAGTATCTTATCGCCCCTGTTTGTGAAGAACTTGGCTATAAACCTGTTCGTGTTGACCACGTCAATGCGGTAGATAACATCAACGCTACAATTATCAATTACCTTAAAACTGCTCCTATGGTTATAGCAGATATGACAGACCATAATCCCAACGCATTCTACGAGTTAGGTTTTAGACAGGCGCTTGAACTGCCTCTTGTCCCAATCATAAGAGTAGGAGAAAGACTTCCTTTTGATGTTATGACGACTCGTACCGTTTTCTATGATACAGATGTATCGAAAATTGAAGAATCTAAAGAAAATTTGAAATCTAAAATTCAAAGTTTTGAAAACTTCAAAATGCCTGAAAGTCGTATTGAAAGAAATCTTACACTTGACGATCTCAATGACAATTTGACCAAAAAGCTAAACAAGATACTTAATCTGTTAGAAAAGCAACAGTCTTATTCTTCTCTCGTACACACGCATGATTTTGATTTTAAATCATCAAAAATTGACTATCAGTCAATTATCCAGCAAATCCAAGATAAAACTAACCAATCTCAGAGGAATCCACTATTCCCCGAAGATAAGAAATAGCTAATTCTTGCTGACTTTGAAGTTCAACAACCTCAGCAACTTTGTCATTTATAAGTCTAACGGTCCTCAACACCTCGTCGAGGCCTTTTCTTTCTAGTTCGTTCATTCTACTCCTCCTACTCCAGCACCTTACCACCAACAGATAAACGTTTAACCACAACGTCAACTTCTTTAAACTCAGCATTTTCTGCACAATAGCGAACACTTTCGCTGATGATGTGGCAAATAGATACACCGTATTCGTTAGCTAGTTCAGTAGCAATATCCCATGCATCTTTATCAATTCTTGTTACTTTTTGAGCTGTATTATTCATTTCCTACTCTCCTAAATCAACCCAGCTTTCATCGATGCCTAGGACATCGCATACTCGGTTTTTTAATCTGTCGCTACCTTTACCATACTTCAGCAATTCTGAAATGGTAGGCTTCTTGACTCCACAAGCACGAGCAAGGTGTGTTTGTGTCATTCCTTCTGAATTCAATTTGTCTTTGACGAGTTGAATCCATTTTTGGTGTTGTTGGCTCATATATTTTCCTTTCTAAATTTGGTATAATCAAAATAAAATGATTGGAGAAATCTCATGGATTCTAATAAACTATTCTGCTTATTTTGCGGTTGCTCTGTTCCAAATCACGACGATACTTTTCGAGAAGACGAACACCACTTTTTGATTCGTCGTCCATATTTTTCTAGCAAAGAAAATTTGTGTGACAAAATAACAATACAAACAATGAATTGTCCAAACTGTCATAAAGTTTCAATCGACATCGTGGGCGTAGGAAGTCAATTCCCAAACCGCATTATGCACTTCAACCCTATTTCACTCGCAAAAGTCTATCCAGACTACATCCCTCAGGCTATCAGAAGTGATTATGAAGAAGCTCACGCTATCTTAAATCTCAGCCCCAAAGCCTCTGCAACCCTCTCTAGACGTTGTTTACAAGGAATGATTAGGGATTTTTGGGGGATTTCGAAAGCAAGATTAGTAGATGAGATAGACGCTTTAAAAGATCTTGTTGACCCAAGTACTAAAAAAGTACTTGATGCCCTACGAAAGCTTGGAAACATTGGTGCCCATCCAGAAAAAGATATAAATCTTATAGTGGATATTGAATCGCATGAGGCACAAAAGTTGCTGAAATTTATAGAATTACTTATGCAAAAATGGTATATTGAACGCCATGATAACGAGCAATTACTACAAGATATTTTAGATTTGGACAAAGATAAACAAGATCAACGCAAGCCTAAAAATTCCTGATAATGTGGAGAACAAGGATCTAATTCGAATATTAGATCGCCGTCCATATTGTAATACTGCTCCACAACTCGAATGCTATCCGCTTCAGTTCCTTCACCTCTCAAAATTGAAAGGTGAATAACTTTTTCAACCTTCAATTCATCAGGCCTACCACGTCTATCGTGGTATTTTTCTTTTTGCTCTGACATCTTTCTTCTCCTCTCTATTCCTTCTTTGCTTTTTTAAAAATTTTCAAAAGTATTGACATCCCGTTAACTAATCCAGCTAGATACCCTCGTCCGTAATCAGTAGTTAAGAATTTCAATAATTCGATTATTTCTTCTTCCTCCATTTCTAACCTCCTTTTTTAAAAAATTACCTAAAAAGTTAGCTAATCTCTTGACTTTATTTAAAACTAGTCTTAAAATAAAGACATAGAGAAAAGACTTACTAAAAAGTAAGGTTTACCTATTCAAAACGGACGCCAATCAGTTTTTAGGTTTTTATTTTTTAGTTGTCTGTTTCGCTAACTCTTTAGCTTACGAATATTATTTTAATCCTAATCTTAAAATTTGTCAAGTATTTTTACGATTAATCTTAAAATATTTTTTCGTAATGCTTAGAAAGGTTATTAAATCAATGACTACAGCATTTGAAAGAATTAAAGATTTAGCAGATAAGCATCGAATTTCTTTAAATGACTTAGAAGATAAACTTGGTATTAGTAGAAATTCCTTGTATGGAATCAAGAAAGCAAATCCTAAATCTGACCGCCTGCAAGAAATCGCCGATTACTTCAACGTATCCACCGACTACCTGCTCGGTCGCACGGACAATCCGTCTATTGCAAGCGATGACACAATCGCAAGCTACACATCTGACGACCTTCGAAAAATGGCAGAGAATGCCAAGACCTTCGATGGCAAGCCACTTACAGAAGAAGATATTGACGCGATTCAAAACATCATAGAAATATACTTGAGAGGTAGATAGCCTATGACTATTGAAGAGTTAGTAGACTCGCACGGTGTCACTCTCGCCTATTTTGATAATGACCTCTGGCATAGACCAGGAGTCTACATCAAAGAAATCAATATTATTTTTATAAACCGTGAACTGTCAGAGAATGCAAAAAAACGGGTCGTATACCACGAATTAGGGCACATGGACCATTCTGCTGAGTTATACAAAAACAACCACAACAGGTGCGAAAATGAAGCTAATAGACATATGATTCACAAATTGTTAGAAGAAGAACTTGCTCTATCTGATGATCAGTTATCTTTTAACTACTTACACTTCATGAAAAAGCACAAATTAAAAACCATCACAGATGAAGTAATGGTCATTGACGAATATTTTTCTTTGATTAGTTAATAGGAGCATAGCATGAAAATCGGAATGAGAACACCAAGTCTAAAAAAGAGCTTGAAAGCTAGAACTACCAGCAAATGGAAAAGACAAGCTAAAAAAGCTATTGTTCCTGGATATGGGAAGAAAGGCGTGGGATGGATAAAGAATCCCAAGAAAGCCATGTATAATAAGGTCTATCATAAGACAACATTTGGACTTTCTGATTTGCTGAAAACTTCTAAAAAGAGAAATAAGAGGACAACAAAAAGTCAAACGTCCATCAAATCTACAAAGAAATACGGAGCAAAAGATTACAAAGAAGCCGGTATTGTACTAATAGTCATAGGTGCTGTCTTGGTATTTCTACTTCCACCGATCAGTTTTATTTTTATAACAACCGGTTTTATTAGTTTTATTATCGGTCATTTCTCAATGAAATGTGAAATTAAAAAACGACAAAATCAGAAAGACGTTTAATAAAAAATCCCCACACTCGCCATCGCCAAATTTTGAGTGTGAGGAAATCCGGTATAAGAAATAACCATTCAAAAGGTCGTTTTCTTATACTCATTTTAACAAAAAAGTGAGGTAAAATCAATGTGGATGGAAGAATTGCCAAACGGCAAATATAAATTTTTTGAGAGATACAAAGATCCTTATACTGAGAAATTAAAAAAAGTGTCAGTCACGATGGAAAAGAAAACCCCTCAAGCTAAAAATCAAGCTGCCATCTTGCTGCAAGAAAAGATAAAGAAAAAAATCAGCACAAAACAAGTAGAAAGCATTACATTTGAAGAGATCTATAACCTTTTTTACAATTCTTGGTCTAAAACAGTCAAAGCATCTACTAAGCACAATTATACTTTTGTTGATGCGACTATGAAAAAAGAAATACCATCTAACACTTTACTAGCTAATATTGATAGACGGTATATCCAGAGTAAGATTGAAAATATTATTGATAGCAAAGGATATCATACAGCTTATAGAGTCCGCAGCAGACTCAAAAGTATCTTCGATTATGCAGTTCAATACTCTTATATTGAAAATAATGAGGTTAATTACACGGTTATTCCTAAAAAACCGGAAACTTTAGAAGATATTGAAAAAAAGCGCAACAAGTTTTTGACCATGCAAGAAATCAAAGCATTAATAGATGCACTAAATAATAAACCGTATCAACAAAAATATGCTGATATGGTAACGGTTCTTGCTCTCACTGGCATGAGATATGGAGAGTTGACGGCATTACAACTCAAAAATATAGACTTTGAAAATAATAAGATTGAAATTACAGGTAATTTTGACTCAATCAACAAAATAAAAACATTGCCAAAAACCGCAAAATCCATTAGAACAATACTGGTATCAGATGCAGTTATAAAGGCCATACAACGTCAAGTGGTTCGACTCACTGAACGTTATCAACCACTAAAAGATGATGATTATATCTTTTGCTTAGAGGTTTGGAATAGCCCAATAACGTTACCATCTTTCATTCAAATTATAAAAAAATACGGCGCAAAAGCTGGAATAGAAAAAAATCTTTCAAGCCATATTTTTAGACATTCTCATATTTCCTATTTAGCAGAAGCCGGACTTCCAATTAAGTCAATTATGGATCGTGTCGGACATGCAAACGCAAAAATGACACTTGAGATTTATTCCCATACAACTCAAGATATGGAAGATAAACTTGTAAAAACTTTGGATAGTGTTTTTTAATTCTGCCCCTTACCTGCCCCTTTTCTACACAAAGACATAACAAAACCCCTTGAAAGCATTGATATTTCAAGGGGTTGTATTTGTTTATTAGAATCCATCTAC